TTGTTCCATCGGCGCATTTCAGATGGTACTTCGTCAAAACGACTGTCGTTTAATCGCTTCAACATTGTTGAAGACCTAAGATTACCCGGACCTAAGTTATAAGTCCATGCAACCAATGCGTCAAATTCATTTTGTTTCAAAGGGACATCTACTGCCTCTTGAACGTATCCCTCAAACTCTTCCAAATCTTCCGCAAGAATCCTGTCAGCATCTTCTTGGCTGCAAGTATCACCTTCTTTAACTTTGTAAGTATGCCCATATCCGATCGTCCACACGTCCGCAGAGCACTGATAAGCCTGAAGCTCACAGCCTTCAAATTTTTTAATTAAGGATATACCTTCTTTGCTAGTTTTCATTCGTCATGCTTATGTGATGCGCCGTAGTAGAAACTGATAATAGATGAGACGATCCCACCCAAATAACCAAGCACAAGATTAACAATGCCATTGTCTGTAGCAACAGGGTCTTGTAGCGTGACCAACGCGATGTAACCTCCGAAGAACAAAACGCAAGCAACCGCAATAAATTTTGGCGTCCAGTCACCTTTAAAAGCCATTCGAGCATTCTGGATATCGTCTGTTTCAAGTTTGAAAACATCTACGTCTAGCTCCTTCATCCGCGCCTGAAAATCAAATTCCGCTTTCTTGATCTCTGCAAGCTGTTCAGGGGTCGCCGCTTGGATTGCAGTGGTAATTGATTTCTCGTCAGACTTACAACCCAGAACACTGGCGATTGTTTGTGCGGCAGCACCACCTAAAGGCCCACCGAGCGCCTTCCCAATAGTGGGGGCTAACGTACCGATTAATCCTTTGATGGCGTTAAATTTCATTGGGTCAGAACCAAGCCAACAATAGCGAGTAAAGAAGTAATCATGACGGGGTAGATGCCCCAGATCATTTTCTCCAGTTTATCGAACCGCGCAGAGCCAGAATCTAGGCGTTTGTTGATAGCGTCATACCGCAAGGCGCACTCGGCCTCATGGATTTCAATCTTCTTTAACGCTTTACTAGCATGAGTCTCGGCCATTAGTTATTCCCATTCCAAATGTAGACAATTTCAAAAGCTGCGCTAATCGCAATATCAGCCCCCGCGCTGTCGCCAATCGCTCGATACTCAATATCGGTTTTCTCCTCAAACTCGAGAGGCAGGCTATAGGTCAAAGTCGTCTGGCTTTCCGCTTTCACAAATCGATCTTTCACCTGAAATACTTCGCCGTATGGCCGAGCAACCAGTGACGCTGTGCAGTATTTGTTGTTTTGAGTAGTCGCTACTGTAACATCGGTTTGCAACAAGTACGCCGTGTGGTTGGCCGGAACCGTCCAAATCGCCATCAAAGTTTGGTTGTCGCCAATCGCAATCGTTGCGTATTTATTAGCTGGAACCCCAGAGGTGACTGTGCCGGTGCCTGCATAAATAACCCCCGCATTTTCACCGCCTGACCCAGCAGAATTAACCACCATGCGGAAGATGCGTAAGTAAGAATTCGTTGTAGTAACAGCAGTCTGGCCGTTCAAGGTTACGGTCTCGCTAATCTCGGAATAATTAGCATCTAAACCAGACAACGTAACCGTTCGAGCGCCAGTCCCAGCACTGGTATCATCAGTCGAAGAAGACGATACGGACAACTGTGTGGCGGCTGCTAAATAAGAATAGAGTCCACCCTGTGCCCATACCGTTTCAAGGGTATCGTCAATATCAGGATTAAAACCGAACTTATGGACATCGTAATGCCAAGCAACTTGCCCTCGGGCCACTTGAAGTTCAAATGGCTCGCTAGTCCCAACTCTTGTTATAGAGCTTATTTGGCTCATTAGTTCACTACTTCTGCTTCAGGTTCTTCAACCACTTGGATTGATTCACGCAGAGCGTTTTCACGAAAGCCTAATGCAACCTGTAAGTTAATACTTTGCTGCTGTGCTGCCGCAATTTGATTCTGCAAATCACCAAGCTGTTTGCGCAGGTTAACCACCTCGACGTAGTGTACTTTGGTGTCGTTACCAAGTTCATTTACGTCATACTCCTGATCGTCAATCGTTAAAATTACGGGTTGCTGCTCTTGTTGCTCACTCATACCTACTCCTAGTTGGTTGCTGTTGCTTGTTCCAAAGCTCAAAAAGCGTTTCAATCTTATCTTCTTGAGTTTCAGTGGTTCCGTCTAGTCTACCTAATTTTATCTCAATTGCATTGAGCTGTTGGCGCAAAGAAAGAATTTCTTCCTGCTGGCTCTCTAACGCCATAATCTTGGCGTTCTGAATCAAATCGTCGGGTAACGCGCCTCGCAAACCTAAAGGCCATTCACGAACAAATTTTGCATTTTCCCGAACCGTTATGCTCTGTATATCAATATCGTGCTCAACTGTCGTGATCCGAGTGTCCAACGTAATGTACGCTGTTGTCGCCATCACCAAGCCTGCACCTAAAGCAATAAGGTTCCGTAAAGGAATCTCAACGGTTGTGTCTTCGCTAATCTCCGCCACTACTTGTTCCTGTTATTCCACAGCTCAAACAGTGTTCGGATCTTCTCCTTAATCTGCTCGATATCAGCGTGCATCTTGGCGAGCACGATAACCAAAGTTACGAATCCCAAGGCGATAGGCCAGATAGCCCCGATAGCGTCTAGTGCGTCCATACCTACTTCACAATCGTGTATATGATTGTGAAACATATATACAACCCGACACAAACCAAGACACATCCAACTGCAAGACCTGCGTAGTGCATCCGCTGGTTTATCTTCTTTGCGTGTGCATTCTTAGCCTCTAATCGCGCCTTGCGAGCCTTAGCTTGAAACACAATAAAGTCGTCCCACAATCCTGCTCTGCCATAATAAACCATAAAATCTTGCAGCTCTTGCTCTGCCCGAGCGATCGTCTCCAGAGCCATAAACTCTTCGGCGTCATTTGCAAACAAAGACTTCTTGTTTTTTTGCTGCCTAGCCTTCAGATCTTCTTTAGCGTTGACCATCTGACCGATTTGGCTAAAACAATCGTGCAAGTCCTTGCCGTTGCCAATAAACTGCTTAACTACTCCAAAAGCAGTATTAAAGGCAACAAGCTCTGCAATCATTACCAAGGCACGCCAGAAGCTGTTACAGGGTTGATCTGACCGTCAATGTTAGCCTGTAGGCTTGCTTCAATACTGTCCTTGTCAACACCGTCAGCCCATACCCAATCAAGAACCTGAGACTCAGTAACGTCTGCATAGGGCGTGTAATCGGGTGAAGAAGGATCAGGTGAGAAGCCACAAGTACCATATGAGGTAGCATTGTAGGTCACAGCAGTATCGCCAGTGCCTTCGGTTTGTTCTGCATTGCAGCGCCAATGGGCGACAATGATTGCCCCATCCATATCGGCTGGTTGTATGTCGTACTCAGTGGTCGAAATGACCCAGTTAAATGTTGCGCTCATGGTGCGTCTCCTGCTTGTGATGCTTCAAATGCTGCAATGACTTCAGCCGTGTGAACCGCTGCACAAATCGCTTGGACTTCTGCTGATTCGCCGCTGTAGTCCTGACCAGCCGTGATAACGTGCCTGTGGTAGCCAGAGGATAGCTCTACGCCGTCTTCCATTACTTTGGTGCAGGTTCGTACTTGTACTGCTTTGTACTCACCTACGATTTCAATCTTGTCTTCTGTTACTACTTTTTCTAAAGCCATTAGCTTTCTCCTGTCTGTGCCTACCGTCCGATAGGCGTATGGTTTGTTATGCTGCTTCGTATGTGATGGATGTTGTGGCTCCAAAAGTGGATGTGAGGCTTGCAGCAGTCAACCCAACAGTGCCAATGACTCCGTCTTGGTTATATTTGTTTAAGTTAACAGTTGTGCCGCTGTTAGTAGCGCCTACAAAATAAGTACCCGCTGCCAAACCAGTCAAACCAGTTACACTGACTACCGCAGTAAATGCTCTTGACGATACAGGGCTAAACGGTAGGCCAGCTAAAGCAATGTAATTACCAGTTGGCAGGGTCGTACTGCCATTACAGCTTATTTCTATCCAGCAAGTAACAGACTTCCCGACTTTCACATAGCGACCTAATGCTGTTAGCAGTGTAGTAGCGGAACTTCCAGAGCCAAAGAGTGTAGGAGTAAAAGTCCCCTCCTCATAGTCATCCAGCTTATTAGCCGCGCCTGTACCACCTAAGTAGACACCGCCTGATAGGTATAGGTCTTTGAAGGGTACTGATGACAGTCCTAAGTCAATAGCACTGCCTCTTCCTCCGCCAGAAGCCTCTGCTGGGAACACAGAATCAGTTGAGGCTTGGAAACGTAAAGCGGTATCGCCAGAGCCTATTTGAATGTCTCCTGCGGTTGTACCAATACTACCTACGACTGTGCCGTCTTTGTGTAGGTCAATGAGGCTGCCATCGCTAGTAAGACGGTTAACATTAATAGGTGTTCCGCCATCTCTTGTGAAATCAGCAACAGTCCCACGCAGGGCTATACCAGCGGTGCCAAACGTCGTTGTAGTTTTCCCCACCAGTAGGTTCCCACTGGAATCGATGCGCATGGTTTCATTTAAGGTTAAGTTTTGGTCTGCCCCTGTTGCTGCGGCAGTTGTGTTGAAGAACCTATGTGAACCGTCCGATGGGATAAAGAGTGAAGCTAGACCATAGCCAGCACCATAGCTTTTTAGTTGATCTGACGCATCCCAATATATATTGCTTGCGAAATAAGCCTGATTACTGTTACGAACAAGTAGCCCAGCTTGGTTTACGTTTAAAGAACCTGTAACTGTAGCGTTTGTTGTTTTAGGAACAACCCCGATTCCCACGTTGCCCGAGGCATCGATGCGCATGCGTTCGGTGGTGCCGTTTGTGCCGCCGCTAAATATCAGATTTTTACTGTTAGTAATTCTTATTTTAGCGTCTGTATCTTGCTCTA